ATGAACAATCATTTCTTTTTTGACGGGCACAAAGATAATAAAGATGAAAGACCATTGGCATTTATGGCATATATAAATGGTAAATTGATTAAAAAAAGAATAGGGGAGAAGCTTAAAGAGCAATTCTTTAATCAAGAATCTCAAACAGTAATAAAAAAATATCCTGAAGCTCAAAGGTTAAATGATAAGTTAAAAAAGATTGAACAAGAATATTATAACCTTCTTAAAATCAATCCAGAACCAACTGCTGAAGATATTGGTATAATGATTAAATCAATTAAAGCTGGTAAAGCCGTTGAATACAAAAAGATTGAAAATGATACCTTACTTTATTGGCTGTATAAATATAGAGATGAAAAAACTAATAGCGAATCTGCATTTGAAGCTTATCAATATACTGGTAAATCTGTTGAAGATTATGAAGCTTATTATAAGTATAAACTTACATTAGATTATATTGAACATAATAATGATAAATTTAGAAATGATTTTGTTGATTTTTTGAAAACTGATATAACCATTAACAAGAAAGTAAAAAAGGCAAATAGAGCAGGAACAGTTGTAAATAAACTAGAAAAAATAAATGCAGTTATCAATTATTACAATTCAATAAATAAAAAGAATATAGATAGATTGAAAGTAAATATCAACAATGATAATAAAGCAGATGATAGAGAAGTATCTAATCTTGATATAAATGAATTAGATATTCTTTATAATTACTATATCAATGATAAATATAAAGAAAAAGAAACGTACCTAAATGCTTTAGGTCAATTTTTATTAAGATGTTTCACGGGTCTAAGGTTTTCTGAATTGGCTAATTTACATAGTAAATCTTTTGAATCAGATAATCTTGTTTTTTACAGTTCAAAAACTAAAAAGAAAATTGAAATACCTTTATTTATTCAAGCAAAAAACATTGCAAAAAAACTTAATTATAAATTTCCAAAATTTAAAACTAAGCAAGATAAAACCATTAAAACATCATTTGAATCTACTGTAATAAGATACTTCATAAATAAATATATAAATGATAGGGAAATTACTGAATATAACTATGATAGTAATGAATTAACTGTTTTCAAACTATCAGAAAAAATATCATCACATTCAGCAAGAAAAACATTTGGAACTATGATTTACAACCATACTGGTAATATATATATTGCAAGTAAATTCTTGCATCATAGTTCAATTGAAGACACTGTAAGATATCTAGGGGTAAATACCAATAATCTTTTTGATGCTGTTGTTGATTTAAAAATAGGTGGAGAATCAGTAATTAATCAAATTGAAAATAAAACAGATAGTAATGAACTATTTACTATATATAATATAGATGAATTAAAAAATATTGAGTTAATATATAGTAATATTAGTATTTCTTTATCTGGAATATATAATACTTTTAATAAAGATAATAAACAGCAGATATTAAATCTTAAATTAGATAATAAGTATCATCTTGAAGGTTCAATTTTTAATCTTGATAAATATAATTATATATTTAATTCTGATGTTAAACTATATAACGATAAAAAATATATAAAAACATTTCAAAGGGGTATTTATACAATAAAAGAAAAAGGGGTTGATTAACCCCTTTTTTTATATCTTAGAATAAAGTTCTTTATATAGTAAAAAAATCGCTTGAATTTAAATTACCCTTATTTTCAATTAGTCCTATACAATGATTATTACTTTATAAAAAGTAATAATCATTTTTTGTATTCTTAATTACCTTATATAATGCTGTATTAGCATTTACATTTTTTCCCGCTTCTACTGCTTCTATTATTTCTTGTAAGGTATTTAATTTAGTGATTTTCATAGTTTATTGTTTAGAGTTGATTAAATTCTTCTTTTGATATTATTGAATAGTCGCCCCATTCTTGATATTTCATTAGTAAATTTACTGGAGATGTTTCACCCTCAATAAATTCAAAAACATCATATGATATATTATCATCATTAATAGCTTCAATTAGTGGTTCAATACCATCTTCTAAATAAATTGTAGTTGCTTCTTTTCCAAACAAGAAATAAGTTGATTTTTTCATAGTTATTTATTTTAAATTTAAAAGGGGTTGATTAACCCCTTATTCTATACATTAATGTTTCTTCTGTATCTATTATTTTTTCAGCTTTTCCAATTTTTATTAATCTAAAAGCTTCATTTTTTGCTTCTGATGTTGAAACATATTTACCATACATCAATGATGTTTTACATAGTCGGTTAATGATGATTGTAGTGTTCATATATGTTTTTTTTTATATCTTATGTAAATATATTATATAGTATAAATATATACAATATATTGATAAAAAATATTTTAATTTTTTTTCTGTATATCTGAATTTTTCCAAAAAATAAAGTATTTATATATAAATATATGTACAATGAAATATAAACCATATAAAGAAGCTGTTGAATACATTGATAAAAACATTAAAGAAAAATCAATAAGATATTATGTATTATATATAATGAGTAATAATATAAAAGATATGCCATTGAATTTTTTAAAACATTATTATCAATATATGGATTTGAAAGAAAAAAATATAAGTATACCTGTATTTTGGGAAATGTTAGATGAGTATGATAAATGGATAGAATATTATTCTAATCTAAATATAGCTAGAATTAAACTGGAGATGTTAGAATATATATTTAGTGATAATAAATAACAATTAAAAGTAAATATCAAGTAATAATGAATCAAGTACACAATTATGTGATCAAACAAACAGAAAAAATAAAGAACAAAGAAGATTATGATGATGTTGTTCAATCTGTATTATTAGTTTTAATTCAAAAAAATTTATATAATACAGAATGTGACGATAAACTAAAGAATTATATAAAAGGAATTATCTGGAATATATCAACAACTATATATAAGCAAGGATATTATTATACTACATATACTGATTGTATTAATGATTATGAATATATATATAATACCAATAATAATGAAGAACCTTTTTATATTGATGAAACTGAAGAATATAAAAAATTATTACACAACATAAGAACATATATTTTTGAAAATTATTATAAAAAGAATAAAAGTATCATTAAATGGAAGTGTTGGTATCTTAAACTGAAGGGATATGATTATAGGTATATAAGTGATAGATTAAATCTAACTTATAAGTCTTGTATAGAATACAATTATAAGTGCAACACAGAGATAAAAAGTAAATTCATTAATTGATAATAATTTACTTAGATGTAATGATTGTATTTTTTTGACTTATTTTTTCTTTTGTTGTTTGTTAGTACCTGTCTTTATGATGGGTACTTTCACACAGCAATATATGATGAACTTAATTAATGATGCTACTATATTCTATTATGGTAGCATTTTTTATTATTTATTTAAAACGTAAATTATTTTTTAATAGAAAATTTTATGGGTAGGGGGGTAGTAAAATTTTATTCTGTTTTTCTATTAACCATCTTAGGGGAGAAAAGTTTGTATACAGCCAAAATTCCTTAAGGGTGGGTATTGAGGGTGTTTTACTTAATAGTAAACAATCATAATAATATATGGGCAGACCTACAATACCTGATGAAATAAAGGCTAAAAAAGGAACATTAAAACCTAACAGAATAAAAAAGAATCAACCTATAGTTGAAAAAATAACTTTTGATGAAATAAAAGTACCATCATATTTAAATATTTATGGAAAAAAATTCTATTTAAAATTTTCTGAATTGATGATTAATAAAGGGGTATTATCTAATTTTGATTTAGAATCATTAGGATTGTTATCAAGTGAATACGGTAAATATATTGAAGCTCAATTAAAGTTAAAGAAAGAAGGATATACAACTATTGGCACTAATAAGAATGGTAGTCAATATGAGATGGTATCACCATATATTAATATTGCTTCAACTGCATTCAAGAATTATAATAGTCTTATAAGTAAATTTGGATTAACCCCTTCAGATAGGTCAAAATTAACTGTTCAATACAATGAAGAAATTACAGATGAAAAAACATTAGATAATTTTTAATGAGTTATACAACTAATTTTTCTATTATTGATACAAAAAAATACTACTTTGATACATATACAGCAGATAGAGCAGTAAGATTTATTGAAACATTTTGCAGTCACGTAAAAGGGGATCTTGCAGGTAAACCATATATTCTTCAAGATTGGGAAAAAGAAATTGTTTCAAATATTTTCGGATGGAAACATAGAAAAACAGGCTTAAGAAAATATAGAGAAGTATTTATTTTTTTACCTAGAAAGAACAGTAAAACAACCTTAGCTTCTGCAATTTCTTTATATATGATTTTGGCAGATGGTGAAAAAGGTGGAGAAGGTTATTTTTTAGCTTCTACAAGGGAGCAAGGGAGAATTAGTTTTGATATTATGTCTGGAATGATTAGGAATTCCAAAGAATTATCTAAACACTTGAAAATATTTAGAAACTCAATTGAATATGAAAAGGATAATTCATTTTTTAAGGTAGTTGCTTCTGAAGCTGGATCATTGCACGGTGGTAATTTATCTTTTGCCTTGGTGGATGAAATTCACGCTCATAAAGATGGTGAACTATATGAAGTTGTAAAAACATCAATGGGTGCAAGATCTCAACCATTATTAATTAGTATTACCACAGCAGGACAAGATAAAAATCATATTGTATTTGATCTTTATGATTATTCAAAAAAAATAATAAATGGTATAATTAAAGATGAAACTTTTTTACCAATTGTATTTGAGGGTGATGATAGTGATGATATTGATAAGGTATTATCTATTGAAAATATAAAAAAAGCTAATCCATCTTATGGTAAATCTATTAAAGAAGATTATATAATAGAGCTTATTAATAAAGCAAGAAATATACCTTCATTTCTTAATTCATTTAAACAATTACATTTGAATATATTTGTTGATTCTTCATCATCTTGGATAAATAATCAAGATTGGATGAATAATAATATTGATTATAATGAAGATGATTTATTAGGTGAAACTTGTTGGGGTGGTTTAGATCTTGCTAATAATAGAGATTTAAATTCATTCGTATTAATATTCCCTCAACCGAATGGGAAAATCAAAACCCTTAATTACACTTTCATTCCATATGAATCTGCAAAAAGAAAAGATAATATAGCAAGTGGTAAGGCTTTTATTGGTTGGGCAAATAATAAAAACAACTTACTTTATTTAACAGAACCAAGAAGTAGGGATGATGATTTTATTATTGAAAAAATATTCGAATTGAAAAGTAAATTTAATATAGTAAATATTGCATATGATAGATGGTTTTCAGACCAAATAACTACTAAGCTTGAAGCAGCAGGTTTAAAAATATCTTCATTTGGTCAAGGATTCAAATCTATGTCTCCAGCTACTAAGAAAACTGAATCATTAATAATTGAAAATAAATTACTTCATAACAATAATCCCATTCTTAAATGGTGTATAAGTAATGTAAGAATTGTAAAAGATGATGCGGGGAATGTCAAGATGTCAAAAGAAAGAAGTAAAGAAAAAATAGATAGTGCAGTTGCTTTAGTTATGGCAGTTGGGCAATATCAATTAGATATAGTTAGTGAAATGATAGATGAAGAAAATAATAAATCACCTTATAATGATGGTGGATTTTTCTTTATTTAACAATTGTTATTTTTATAATTATATATATAATTTTTTAGTTTAATGATATTTGGATATAATAATTTTGAAGATTTTTTAACTTCATTATTTAAGGGTGTAACAAGTGATATAATAATTAAATATATAATACCATTTATTTTACTTATTAATATTGCTTTTGATTTTTTCTTTGCTTCTGTTGGTGGAATATGGTTTTTAATCTCATTATATATTATTGATTTTTTAACTGGTATAATTAAAGCAACTTACTTTTCAATTCAAATAGTTAAGTTAAAAAAAGCTAATCTTGAAGTGCCTAAAGAATATGAATTAAAAAAATTAGTGAGTAAAAAATTTCCTAGATTTTTACTCACATTATTAGCAGCATTAATTATATTATCATTAATAAATTTTGCGGGTAAATTTTCAATTATATTCTATCCTTTATTTTCAATATTCTATTCTGTTTTTTTAGGGCAACAACTAATTTCAATTATAGAAAATTTTTACGATATGAAATTAGTACCATTAGCATTATATAAGAAGTTGAAGAAGAAAATAACAGATGTTATTAACGAGTAAGTATTTTTTACATTAACTAAATGGATAATATAAATTATAATATTGTTTTAGATTTTTTGAATAATAATGTTTATAATTTTTCTAATGAACAAATAATAAAGATTATTTCAACACTTATATATAAAGATGAACAATATAATTTTTTAACTCATAATCAAATTAATAAAATAGAAAATTTTTTAAATGAAAATTAATGAAAAAGGTGTTAATCTATTACATAAATATGAGGGGCTGAAATTAGAGGCTTATTTATGTCCTGCTAAGGTTTGGACAATCGGATATGGAAACACAAGATATGAAGATGGTACACCTGTAAAGCAAGGTGATAAGATTACCAAGGAAAGAGCGGTAAATCTTTTTAACAATATCATCAAACACTTTGAAGAAGGGGTTATTAAATCTATTAAGGTTGGTTTAAATCATAATCAGTTTAGCGCATTAGTTTCTTTCGCATATAATGTAGGGTTAGGAAATTTCAAATCATCAACCCTTTTGAAATTGGTAAATAAAAATCCAAATGATCCATTGATAAGAGATCAATTTTTAAGATGGAATAAAGCAGGTGGTAAAGTACTTAATGGTTTAATAAATAGAAGAAAAGAAGAAGCTGAATTATATTTCAATCTTGATTAATAAGAATAAAGAATTGATTAATTTTTAATTATTGAATATGAATATTTCAAAATTTTTTGGATTTGGTTTTTCAAAACTTGAATTTCCTGATATTATAAGTATTGATGATTTAGGTATTAATAGTAATATAAATCATCAATCTGCTTTATCTATTGCATCATTCTACAGAGGTGTAAACATAATAAGCAATACAATTGCAAGTTTACCCATTAAGTTATATAAAGGAAAAGAAACACTTAAGAATGATCTTTATTTTTTGTTGAAGAATAAACCTAATAATTACCAATCTGCTTATGAGTTTATCAATACAATGGTAATGATTATGTTGATCAAAGGTAATTCATTTGCAAAAATAAATAGAGATGAAAGAAGTAATATAATATCATTAACAATTATTGAATATACTTCTGTTGAAGCAATCCTATATAATGATAAACTTTATTTTAAGTTTGATGATAAATCTCCAATATTAAACGATGATTTATTACATTTTAAAAACATAGGTACTGGATATCTTGGTATAGATGTAGTTAATAATTTCAAAAGAAATTTAAATATAAATATAAATGCGATTGATTATACCAATAAGGTATATACTGGTGAAGCAAGTTCAATAAAGGGATCTATTACTTATGACAAGCCATTAAAAAAAGAACAAAGGGATAGACTTAGAGATGAACTTCAAAATAATTTTTCTGGTAAAGGTGGTAAAAGAATCATCTTTCTTGAAGATGGGATGAAGTTGGATAATATAAATCTTGATCCAAGCCAAACAAGATTTCTTGAAAGTAGAAAATTTGAAACTGAAGAAATTGCTAATATGTTGAACCTTCCACCATTTATGTTGATGGCAGAAAAGAACACATCTACAGGTGTAGAAGCAGACAATATTAGATTTTATCAAACCTCTTTATTACCTCTTATTACCAAGATTGAACAAGAAATAAATAGTAAACTACTTACTAAAGATGAATTATTAAATGATGTATATGTAAAGATAATGGTCAATGCTATACTTAGAGGTGATTCAAAGAGTAGGGGAGAATTTTACAAATCATTATTCTACCTTGGATCTATATCTCCAGAAGAGATAAGAGAATTGGAAGATTTACCAAGTGATATAAAGGGTGATACCTATATAATGGGTAATCTAATACCAAAGAGTATTGTAAATAGATTTTGGGATTCAAAAGCAAGAAATGAATATAGTAAAGCAGAATTAAATGAATCAGAATTAAATGAAGATGATGATGAATAAAGAATTAAGATATATAGATAATATAGAATATAGAGCCATTGAAGAAGATGGTAAAAAATATATAAGAGCATATGCATTGAAATTCAATACACTAAGTAAAGATTTAGGCGGTTTTTTTGAAACAATTGATAGAAGTGCAATTAATGAAGATACCGATTTATCGGATGTTGTTGCATTATTCAACCATAATGCAAATTATGTTTTGGCTAGAAAAAACGATTCAGTTGATACACTTGAAATAAAGGTTGATGATACTGGTTTATTTTATTCTTTTGAAGTTGATGAAGAAATAAGTTATATAAAAGATTTATATAGAAATATTCAAAAGGGTAATATAAATAAATCATCTTTTGCATTCAACATATCAGAAGGTGGTGATAAGTGGGAAAAAAGAGATAATAAATATTTCAGAACTATCACAAGTTTCAAAGGTATATATGATGTTTCTGTAGTGACAAATCCAGCCTATGAAGATACTTCAATAAGAAATTTTGATTCAATTAAAGATGAATTAGATAAGGTTGAAGAAACTGTTGAAATAAATTATAATAAATATGAGAATAAGTTAAAGATTATATCAATATAATTATTGATAGTTTTTTAATTAATATATATAAAATTATTTGAATTTTTTAAAATATACATATAGATGAAAAAAAGTGTTGAACTTAGAAAAAAACTAGCAGAATTAGAAACTGAAATGAAAGGTATTCTTGAAACTGCAAAAACAGAAAAAAGAGATTTATCTGCTGATGAGCAGACCAAATTTAATGACAAATATAAAGATATTGAAGATCTTAAGGTTAAAATAACTGATGCTGAAAATGTAGAAGCTTTCGAGGCTAGAATGGCTAATAATGCACCATCAATTAAGACTGATAAGTCTAAAGAAGCATATACCATTATGGGGCATATCAATGCAGTTAGAACTGGTAAAGTTGATGGTGTATATGCTGAAGCACAAGCTGAAGGAGAAAAAGAATTAAGAAATGCAGGTGTAGCGGTAAATGCTAATGCAGTATATATACCATCTAATTTTAGAAACTTTACGGTAACTGGTGATGATGGTGCTAAGGGTGGTAATCTTGTTGAAACTGCTAAAGGTGGTATAATTGAATCTTTGTTTGAGGGTTCTTTATTAGACAAGATGGGAGCAACAAGATTCCTTGGATTGACTGGTAATCTTGATTTACCTAAAGGTGGTAAAGTTACTTCAGCTTGGTATACAGAAAATGGTGAAGTAAGTGCACAATCTCATAATGTTGGACAAATTGAATTAAGACCAAACAGATTAGCTACTAGAATGAATGTATCTAATCAGTTGTTAATTCAATCTAGTGCAGATGTTGAGGCATATTTGAGAAATGAAATTCAAAAATCAATTCAAAAAGCATTGGACGAAAAATATATTGAATATCTTCTTGGTGCAGATGTATTACCTGTAGAGATGGGTGTTAATGGTGGTGCAATTGATTATGCTAAAGTCCAAGAATTTGTGGAAAAAGTAGGTAAAGCAGAAGCGGATGTTGCTAATGGTAAATACCTTATTAACTATGATTTACATTCATTCTTGAAAACATTGAAAATGGATTCAGGATCTGGAAGATTTGTTCTTCAGGATGGTAAACTTGATGGTTTTGATTTTGTAGTTTCAAACCGAGTACCTTCTAATCTAACTAAAGGTACAGGAACTGGACTTTCTGCAATGGCTTTTGGTGATTGGTCAGAGTCAATTGTTGCTGGTTGGGGTGCTATTGAGATACTTGTTGATCCATACACTAGATCACAATTTGGTCAGACTGTGATGAACGTTGGATCGTATTGGGATCTTAAAGATTTAAGACCTGAAGCAAAAGCAGTATCCAAAGATATTGATGCATAATATATATTATAATATATATAATAAAGGTGGTGTTAATAATACCACCTTTTTTTATTGTTAATTTTTTACTTATTAATATGGAAAATCTACAATTATTAATTTATGCTTTAGAAAAAGCAGTTAAACACGAAGTATTTAATCAACTTGAAATTAAAACTATTCAAGATGTTATTGAAAAAATTAGTACTGAATTAAATAAAGAACAAGATGAAAAAGATAATAAGAATAATTAAACCTCATTTCACTAGTGGGCATTTCAAAAATCAGGTATTGGAACTAACTGAAGAAGAGATTGAAAAATATATAAAACCTCATAATGATTTCATTTATTTAGATGAAGAAAAAGAAGAAATTAAACCTAAAAAAAATAAAGGTAAAAAATAATGATTGCTAAGGTAGTAAAGAAAAGTAATGAAACACTTATTCAACTTGAAGAAGCTAAACAGCATTTAAGGATATTACATAACCACGAAGATATTTATATATATTCTTTACTTCAAGTAGTAACAGATACTATTGAAAATGAATTAGATAAAGATTTAGTAGATACAGAATATACACTATCTATTTTTGAAAATATAAAAGAGAATGAAGAAATTTATTTCCCTAATTCACCTATATATAGTATTGTTGATGTTAAGTTTTTCAATGGTAATAATGTTATTGATTCACAAGAATATAATTACATAAATAGTGATGAGTATTTAAAATTTACTTTGCTACCTTCATTATATACAAGCATTCAAATTGTATATAAAAAAGGATTTGAATCTTCAAATGATTTACCATCTACAATTAAGCAAGCTGGATTAATTTTACTAACTGATTTATATCAATACAGAGGTTCATTAATTGTAGGTAAATCAATAGTTAGTTTAGATAAAACATTACAAAGGCTATTGCAACCTTATAAGCAGATTAGATTTTTTTGATATGATTCACTTGGAAGATTTACGATATCTAATTACTCTATACCAACCTATTGAAGAAAAAAATAGTGTAGGGCAATTAAAGGAAACCTTTGTTAAATATTCAGATTTTTTTGCTTCTAAGTATCAATGGCAAAATAGGGAGCAATATGAGGGTAAACAGCTTATTGATTCAGACATAGTTATTTTTAAAATTTATTTTGATGAAAATATAAATACAAATTATATAATTGATTTTGAAGATAAAAATTACAGAATCAAAGGTATAAAAGAGATAGGATATAAAGAAGGTCTTGAAATTACAGCACAATATAAATCAAATAAATAATGAAATTTAAATTTGATCTTGATGCACAGAAGTTATTAAAAAAACTAAGAAAGTTACCTGAAGATACACAGAATAAGGTAATCAAAAAAGCTGTAAGAAAAGGAGCTAATGAAGTGAAGAAAGAAGCTAGAAAAGAAGCACCTAGAGATACTGGATATATGAAAAAATCTATTACAGTTAGGAATGCAAGAAAATCTTCAAGGCTTGGACAATTCATTATGATTGTTAATGTCAAATCACCTGCACACCATCTTATTGAACTTGGTACAAATGATAGAGTACCAACCAAAAAAACTAAATTAAAATTTGAATCTTCAGGTGGAAAAATAATATATGTTAAATCTGTTAAAGGTGTAAAAGCCAATCCCTTCCTAGGTAGAGCATATCAAAATACATCATCTAAGGTTATGAAAACATTTCAAGATGAACTTAAGAATTTTTTAAATAAAGTATAATGAGTATAGAAGAAATCATATATAATGTATTGAGCGAATCAGAAGATTTAAAATCAATATTTGGGGATAATATACATCCATTGACAAGCAAGAAACAAAAATTACCTGCATTGATGTACACTATCTTCTTAACAGATGTAAATCATTCAAAAAATTCAAAATCTATTATGGATATATATACATTACGATTACATATTTTTTCAGAAGATTATAAAGAAGTTATAGATGCAGTTGATATTATTAAAGAATTATTGGATTATAAAGAATTAGTTGATGATGATAATAATATACTTATTGATTTAATTAGGTTTATTAGTTATACAGATGAATACGAAGAAAAACCCGAATTATTTAATAGGTCAATAGATTTTTCTATACATAAAGTAAATTGATATTTTTTTAATTAATAATAATAATAACATTGAAATTTTTTAAATATATATATAAATGAATATTGACGGTAATAAGATATTGATATCCCTTAGTGATGATGCAGTTACTGGTAATACTGTAACGGTTTTAGCGGGTCAAACTGGTGGATCAATAGAGATTGAGAAAGAAATGATTGAATTTACTTCAAAGACAACTGTAGATAATGGTGTACCTGTAAGGAGATATTTACCAACTAGATCAACAGCAACAATTAATATCGAAACTCTTTATGATCCAACAGGTGGTTTATCTCAGCAAGATGTAATGGAACTTGCTTATCAAGGTAAACTTGTTAGATTCTCTATTGGTACAGGTGTAGTAGGTTCAAAAGTGATAAGTGGTAAAGGTTTTCTATCTTCTGCAAGTTCTGATTTTGGTATGGATTCAACAACTACTGGATCATTTACACTTCAGGTTGATGGTGGTTTATCATTTGGAACAGTATCATAATTAAATAATAAAACATATTTATTTTTACCCTGCTATTTATAATGGCAGGGTTTTTTATTGTTAAATATTTAATTATGAATATATAAACAATAAATAAATATGGTCGAATATTTCAAAATAACAGAAGAAAAAAGTATACCTGTTAGAATAAATAGAAGGGTATTAACACTTATAGAAAAAAAAGCAGGGAAAGGACTTTCAACATTAAATGATATGTCAACTCAACAATTAACTGATATGGTTTTTCTAGGTCATTTAGAGGCTGTTAGATTTTTAAATGAAAAATCTGAATATACTAATCAAGAAGATTTTGAAAATTATATTGATGATAATATTAACCTTGCAACTTTTATTGATGAATCAACAAGAATTATTTCAGTTTTTTTTCAGGGGGTGATGAAGACATAAAATCTTCATCATCCTCAACAACAACAGAAGAAGATAATATTTTTTTTGATGAATTGGCATTCGCTTTTGAAATCGGTTTATCAATTAAAGATTATTATGATTTAACCCCTAAAGAATTTAGGTCACTTGCAAAGGGTTATGATAACAGGATTAAAAAAATGTATGAAGTTGCACGCTTTCAATCAGTTGTAGCAATTACACCTAATCTTGATAAAAAAGAAAGGAAAAAATCAATCAGTCAAATATTACCCCTTAATTGGGAATTTGAAAAAAATAGTGAAAGAAAAATTACTAAGATAAGTAATGAAGAATTTCAAGATTTGATTCAAAAATTTAAATTTTTTAACTGATTTTTTTAATGTCAACAACAGGTAAATTAAATGTTCTAATTGGTGCTAATGCTGAAAATTTTTATTCTGCAATTGGCGGTGTTCAAAAAAGGCTTCAAGGAGTAAGCAAAGATTTAGATAGAATAAGTAAAGATATCTCAATGAAGGTATCTGCACCATTAGCACTACTTGGAGGTGTTGCACTGAATACATTTTCAACTTTTGAAGACAGTATGTTAAAGGTAAAATCTTTAACAGGCGCAACCGATGAACAATTTAAAGAATTAAATAAAACAGCTAAAACACTTGGAGCAACCACAAGATTTTCAGGATCTGAAGTAGGGGATGCAATGGGGTATATGGCTTTAGCTGGATGGGATACAACTAAGATCATTCAAGGCTTGGATGGTGTTTTGAATCTTGCTGCAGGTAGTGGTGAAGATCTGGCTAAAGTATCTGATATACTCACAGATGGTTTATCTGCTTTTGGCAAAGAAGCAAGTTATAGTGCAAGGATGGCAGATATTCTTGCAATGGCTTCTGCAAAATCAAATACAAGTATTGGATTGATGGGTGAAGCATTTAAGTATGTTGCACCATTGGCAGGGGCTTTAAAATTTGCCGTTGAAGATACTAATCTTGCATTGGGTCTTATGGCTAATGCAGGTATTAAAGGTTCACAAGCAGGTACATCATTAAAAAATACAATTAATAGATTAGTTGCTCCTACTAAAGAATCTCAAACAGCACTTGAAAACCTTGGATATACTGCAATCAATACTGATGGAAGTGTAAAGCCATTGGCGCAAATACTTGAAGAATTAAGGGGGAAATTTTCAGGTTTAACAACTTCACAAAAAGCACAAAATGCAGGTTTACTTGCTGGTAAAGATGCAATGTCTGGATTACTTGCAATCATTAATGCAAGTGATGATGATTTTTATAATCTTCAAAATAACCTTATTAATAGTGAAGGACAAGCCAAAATAATGGCAGAAACTTTAGAATCTGGATTAGGTGGCGCATTCAGAAGAATGAAATCTAATATAGAATCAGTATTAATTATGATTGGTGAAAACTTAGCACCATTAGTAATTAATATAAGTGATGTAGTAGGTAAAGTTACACAAGTTATCAATGATTTAAGTCCAAGTTTTCAAAGGGTGGTTACTGTTATAGGTGTTATATTGGCGGTTGTACCACCTCTTATTGTTGCATTTGGTTCTATCATCAAGATAGTAACCTCTTCTATTGTGGCAATAAAGACTTTATTACCATTATTAGCTGGTATTTCTGCACCCGTATTAGCAATTGCTGCAGGTGTTGGTGCTGCTGTATATTTAATCATTAAGTATTGGGATGAGATAAAAGAATACTTTACTAATGGTGATGGATCTACATTAACTAATTCAATTACTGAATTATGGAATGGCTCAATGCAGAAGATAACAGAAGCTGTTAAAGAAGTAGTTAAATTTACAAAAGAACTTTGGTCAAAGTATGGTCAAGATGTAAAGGATATCTTTAGTGGATTATTTGGTGTTGTATATACACAAATAACCAATCTATTAAATATTATAGGTTTATTGATAAGAGGTATAACAACTACCTTTAGATTTTTTTTAAAATTATTTACTGGTGATTTTAAAGGTGCATTTAATGTTGTCAAAGATTTTGCACTTGATATTTTCAAAACAATTGTAAGTACAATAGCAGAATCATTTAAATCAATATTAAATATTGCAGGGACATTAGCAGAAAAATTAGGATTTGAAAAAATCAATAAAGGTATAGAAGGTACAATAAGTTGGTTAGATAAATTAAAATATTCTGCAACAACAACTGCTGAAGGTGTAAGTGAATTAGGTGATGAAGTTGCAGAATTAAATGAAACACTAAATCAAAATAATAATACTGATTTCGGTACTGGTGTAGGTAATGGAATAAGAAAAAACATAATCGAACCAATAAGGGAAGTCAAAAGGGAGTTTGATTTAACAGCTTCTTTAGTAGGTAATAAGGTTAATGAAATGGGTAAAAAATTACTTGAATCTTCATTAACCATCCAAGGAAGTTTTGAAAATGTGAACTGGACATATGAACAATATATGAGTTACTTTCACGAATTTGAGAATGGTACATATGTTGCACTTCAAGGCATTTTATCAATTGGTGATGGTATCCAACAAATGTTTTTAGACTTGTTTAGAACTGGACAATTGAGTTTTAAAGGGTTAATAAGACAGATTGGAATGTTCATTGCCAAGTTGTTAAGTGCCATTGCCGCAGCCGCCATCTTGAATGTCCTTACAGGTGGTTTATTTGCGGGTAAAGGGGCAGTTAAATCAGCCTTTAGTTTTACCAATCTCTTATCACAGTTTTCAGGTGGTATGTTTAATTTTCCTTTGGCTGGTAGTAGAGCAGGCGGGGGTGATGTAGATATGGGTAAAGCTTATCTTGTTGGTGAGCGGGGAAGGGAATTATTTATACCTAACACTGGTGGTACTGTAGTATCTTCTGATTCACTAAGTAAATTAAATAATAGAGGATCTTCTTCAGCAGGTGGTGGTGAAGTAACTTTTAAGATAAAAAGGGATACATTGGTTGGAATCCTTAAACAAGATGAAAGGTTTAAAGAGAGATTTTAAAGGGGTTTATTCAACCCCTTTTTTATTGTTACCCTTTTACTTATAAGTAAAAAATCTATGTCTTATAATGTAAAATACAGGTTAGAATACACTGGTTTAGGTGGGTATCAATCAAGAATTGATATATTAAAAAGAAACTACATTGGTGATATTATTGAAATAATAGGTTCATCAAATCCTTTTGAATTGGTTTATGAATCCAGTGATGATTTCCAGTTTTCAATCATTAAAAATAGTTATTGTAATCTGAATGTATTTGAATCAGAAGATTTGAAAAATGACTTTCTTGAAATTGAAGATGAAGATGATTTTATCTTAAGGTATTTTAGAAATGATATCCTCAATTGGTCTGGTTATGTGATGGCAGAACAATACATTGAAAGTGATGATATCAACCAACCTATTTCAATTAAATTTTATGATGCAATTTCAAGATTAAGGTTCTTCAATTTCAATGATTTGAATTTGGATGAAAAGAAAGTTTATTCCCTTTATGAATTGTTTGAAGCGGTTAATTCTTTATTGTATTCAAATTTGAATCCAAATACCAAGTTGTTATTCAATAACTATTTGTTGACCACCAAAGATTTGAGCTCAAATTTCATTGATGTCATATTTTTAAAAAGGTCTTCATTTTTTGATAAAAGTGGAAACCCATTTAATCTTTATGAGGTTCTAGAAAATCTATCCAAATCATTCAATTTTACATATAGTCTTTATAAAGAAAGGTTGATGATTACCAACTTTGAATATTCAAAAGCACCAAGATTTTTTGACTATTCATTAAATGAAGAATTGGGTATCAACAAAAACCTTAATATAGATAATTATGAGAATTTAAAATTCATCAACATTTCAAAAGAAACCACCTTTTTGGATGCACTTAAAAAACTTGAAGTATCACATAATGTTGAAGATAGTTTAAGTTTCATTGATGTATCCAATTTTACTGATATCAAGAATGAAGGTGGATTTGGTGGTAATCCTTTCCTTGATGATAATGGGGATATTGTTTTTGTCAGCAATAGTATTGAAGATTCTAATTTCATTAATAGGGATTACAGGAAAGTAAGTATTCAGAATGAATTGCCAATAAAATTTAAAAGGACTGAAAACAATATTCCATATACACTATCCTTCAAAGTAAACTTTGAATTCCAATACAATATTACTGATGAAGATATCAATAATCTTTCTCTTGCAGATTCAAACACGGCAAGGAATAGAAGACAGGAATTAAGAAACAATACAACTTTTCATTGTGGTCTTTTTGCCTCAGTTAATGGTACACATTCTTATGATGGTGGGATACCATTTATGAATTTGTGGCCAAATGGGTTTGATACTGCTACATCTTATGTATGGACTGTTGACAATGAAGATATTTCATTGTATGATGTCAGTTATATTCCATATGGTGAAACAACACCAATAAGAACAAATATGGTAAACATTGAATCAATGGATAATGGGGATGGAACACAAACCCTATTTCTTTGTATTGATTCAGCACCAACCTTTTTCTTGGCGAGTGAATTTGATGCAATTGATCCACCATTTACAGTAATGATTGATGGTATTTGTGAAATCCCTGGAGTTGGAAGAAGGAATGAAGTTTTTTATATAAATCAAGGAACTGATATAAATCAATATGAAAGGGGATTTGATGTTTCAATGGAATTGAGGGGATTACCAAATGAAAATGAATTGTTCATTGAATTTTATCAACCCAATGTTTTTGTTGGTTCTCTATCAAGTGGAAACAATCATTTTTATACATCCATTATAATGGTTATTTCAGATTTAAAATTGGTCAGAAATGACAGAATTGATTTATCTGAGATTAAGATTCAAGGGATAACAGACAGGAATATTTTTAACTATAATTTGAACAGGAATAGAGATTATTTTTATCAAGATATTGAGGAAACAGATTATAAATATACCTTGGTTGATTCTGATGGATTTGCATTGCCTGAAAAATCATTTATCCGAAAATCAAAAAACAATCTAACAATCAATAATGAAGAATTAAATGTTCCTGAATTGAATCTCAAACAGAACTTAGAGCAGTATAAATTTCAGCAGAAGAAAATAACAGGTGAATTATTTGTTAAAAATCAGTTTGATTTTGATATCCTTAATTCATTGAAGATTGACAATAAGGATTTTTCAATTCAAAAATTCATCTTGAATGATTATGATTCAGTATATGATGTTGAATTGGTGGAAATCAAAGATGTCAAAATTGATGAAGGGTTTGATATCATCAACATTAATATTACTGATGCCAATACATCCAATTACATCTTAATTGATAGTGAAGATTTATTTGAACCATTTCAGCCTACTAATAGAGAGTTTGCATATTATGAATTAAATAGGAACACAAGTGATTCATTTGAAAATTTTGCCAATGGTGAAAACATTGGTGAATTTACTTTTAATACAGAACTTGAAGGGGTAAGATTAGCATCCTTCAATGGGGTAAACCAATATTTCCAGACTGATGAAGAATTAACATCAAGGGGATTAATTGGTACAAATGGGAATAATTCAAATAGTATTGGTGTTTGGTTGGGGTTTGAAGAAATTCCCACAACAGATAAATTTATTTGGATCGCATCAAATTCAAATCAATCAACCTTTACAGGGTTAAAATTCAATGCTTCAAATCAAAAATTGGAATACATAAGATTCAATCAAGGCTCAACCAATTTTAACATCAATAATGTAATTGATGAATTTACATTGGTTTACAATGGTGCTGTTGCACAAGAGGGAGACCAATTTATTTATGATGGGAATACTTATGATATTGTGGGTGTTGAACCAAATGTAATTTACTTTTTGCCAGCATTGGTTGGTTATACAGGGGATGCCACACCATTCATTGAAACACAATTTCAATTGATTCAAAACCCTGTAAATTCTGTTGTTGAATCCCAATTGACCATTGAAGAAGGGGTGTTATATACTTCATTTTGCAGGTATAACAACCAAACAGGAATACAGGAATTATTTATCAATAATGAATTACAAGGAAGTATTACCAATATTAATTCATTATCAATTTCCCAAAGTGATTTAACAAGGGTTAGATTGGGAAATTCTGAAATTGAAGGATTCACCAAAATGAATGCTGGTAGGTTCAGGATTGCGGGGATTTTTCTTGATGATGATGAAATTGGAAGATTGGGAACAAAGGCAATTTTTAATGTCAATCTCAGGAACTTGGAGACAGGGGAAATTTTACAGATTCCACAAGATTGGTTTGTTATCGTAAACAATAATCAGATTGGGTTTAATATTCCACCTGAATTCCAACTTGGAACATTTTTATTATGGATAAGTGCAGGAGGCATTGAAAGTCCAAAATTGGTATTCAACATTAGACCGATACAATTTAGAACATCACCAATGGAAGTTAGATTTGATAATGAAGATAGTTTAAACCAACATTTTGAAGCCCTAAATAAAGGATGGGGTGGTGCAAATGGTGGTGTGGTTGCATCAAATTGTTACATAGGTGATGATGGTAATGGCACTACTGCATTAGTCTTGGAATCACACGGTGATTTATATACTGGAAGTGTTCAGGGGGTTGATAATTTTGGGAGACCCAAATTCAAACAGGATGGAACACCTTGGACATTAAGAAAAGGCGGTTGTGTTATCAGTAAAGAATACCTTGGATTTGGTTCATATGAAGCTGAGGCAAGGGTAATCCCTCAATTGGGGGTGTGTTCAGCATTTTGGAATTTCCATTATCAAGAGATTTATCCTACAGACCCAAGATGGGAAGACTATCAAAAAGATGTTATTGATACATCAATGATGCAACCTAATTTGAGGTCTCAATTTTTATTTGAAAATAATGTAAATAGTATTTCTGGTATCGATACACCAACTTGGACTATCACTGACCCATCAAACACTTCTTATACAACTGGTGTAAAAGGTGGTAGTGCTATAAGATATAATGGTAATACTGGTTGGGCATTTAATATTACAGGTGTTCAAACTTTAGGTAGTTTTTCAAATTCCTATACAGTTAGTTTGTGGGTAAAGATAAATGTAAGGGCTTCAGTAAACCAAAGACATACAATTATAAGTAATGGTACTGCAAATAATGGTGCTTGGGGCGTCCAAGTCTTTTATGGTGTAAATCCAGAATTTCAATTAGTAGGTAAAGCGAGTGGTGGTACAGTCGTAGGCACAAACAATCCAAATCAAAAACCTTATGAAACTTGGCAACATTTAGTAATGGTAAACAATCCAACAAATAACACTATGTTACTTTACATTGATGGAGTATTGACGCAAACAGTCAATGCACCAAGTGGTACATATAATGATGTAGGATGGTGGAGAATAATACAAACTGCTGCATTATCTGGTGGTGGTGCTGGAGCTTCTGTAAGAGATATTGAAGTTGCTGATGTTAGATTAATTAATAGAGCAGTAGACCAACTTGAAGCAAGGGTGATGTATGGTAGACCAAATTTTGTTGGAAATCCTGACTTTGAAGGTCTTGGTTTAAGACCAATTGGAAATGATGAGGATGGTTATTATGCGGTTAGAAACAACGAGATAGATATTGAAGTTCCTTCACAATTGGAAGGTGGTATTATTGATGAACCTTCAATACTTAATGCAAAGTTTAATACTTGGCGTGGTGAATATCAAAATTGGGATGTAGATAAAAACCATCCTGACTATTGGGAGGAATACAGAGATAACTATAGACCAATGGGTATAGATGTAACTGATGGTTTATATCACAAATTTAGATATGATTGGTATCACGACAGGGTAGAGTTTTACATTGATGATGTGTTGATTATTACCAATTACAATTATCAATTTGGGTTGGACTCTTACAACATTCCTGATGTGATAGGTAAGTACACAATGGGAAATTGGTTTCCAAGTGGTGCTAGAAGATGGGCGGGTAAAAACGCCAATTTCGATATAGAAAAGATGTATGTGAAATCATTTAAGTATGTACCGTTTAATGATGAAATCAACAATCATCAAGTGATTGTTGGTGAAACATATCCAAGGGATGGGATTGTTGATTTAAGTGGTGATTCTAGTGTTGTTAGAAATTGATAACTCATTATTTTATCCAATTCATTATTTTTGAAAAAAAAAAATAAAATATATGACTTGGTTAAAAGATTTGAATGAATTCTTTAAAGAAAGATTATCAAACCCATTCTTTTTTACATTTGTTTTTTTCTGGATTATTTGGAATTGGCAAGGTGTTGCATATTTTATTTATTCTAATGATGATATTTTATTTAGATTAGGTTGTATAAATGATACTTTTGTAGATATAAATAGAAACATTATCTACCCTGGAGTTTTGGCAATATCAACGATAATATTATCTAATGGATTCTTTTTATTAGTTGAATTTTTACCTGATAAACTAATTTTGTTAAGGAAAAAAAGATTATATAATAGATTGAAATTACAATTTGATGAAAAACAAAAAGTTGCTGAAGCAGAATTTAATTATAATCTTAAAAAAAATAATGCAAAAACAGTTGAGGAATTAAATAATGAAATTACTCATTTAAAGAAAACTATTGAATTAAATGAAAAAGAATTTGAAACAATAAGGAATGATAATAATACTCTTAGACTAGAATTAAATAAGATTACAGATTCAGAAAATGAATTAAAAAAAGAATTTAAAAGTGTTCAAACTCAATTAATGAATGAAAGAATTATTATTAATAATATTAAGGATTTATTAAAAGAGTGGATAGATTTGTATAATATTGATGATGATCAACAACAATCAAAAACATTTTTTCTTGAAGATTATATAAATTCAGATTTATTGAAAGTTTTATTTAAGAATAATCAATTTAAGGGTGAAAGAACAAAAAATTTAAAAGAATTTTTAAGCAGATTTGATAATAATTTTGTAAATGATGAACAGAATTATATACTAATATCAATAATTAATAAATATTTAGAATTAATGGAAAAATAAGGGGTGTTTAATTACCCCTTATTTTTTTAAATAGTATATCTTTTTTTTCTTCTGTAGTAATATATTGAAGTTTACCTTCAATCATTTCTTCAATGTATTGATCTAATGTATTTAGATTGCGTTCTAAGGCTGTTTTTTTTTGATGGCAGTCATAGCATAAGGATTGAAGATTATCTTCATCAAGCTCATAATCTTGTGTAATTCTTCTACTTACAATGTGATCAACTATACTTGCAGATTCAATTAGATTATACAATAAATGAAGTTCACACAGCGGATTTTCATCTATATATTTTTTTCGTAATTTCAACCAATCTTTTTTACGATAAAAATCAGTATCAAAACCCCATCCTTTATTATTGTATTTTTTCTTTTCTTGTTGCATAAATTAAAATCCAAGTGGATATACAGAATAAAAATAAGTAGTAAGTAATATCAAATATTATATTAAAATAATTTTTTCCAAATAAATGATAAGTTGTTATAATTGAGCCAATTATAAGAAGCAGGTGGATAAAAATAATTATACCTGCAATAACTCTATATATTCTATTATTATTATACATTATAAATATAGTTTTGCATTTGATTATAATTTTCATTCATTATATTTTCATAATGAGCAAATACATTTACACCATTATATACATATCCTTTAACTAAATCTTTTTTATAATATAACATAGAAGTATAGTTTTCAATTTTGAAATCACCCATATTTTTTTCATCAAAATGTAAATATTTTACCCATTTATCTTTATTTCTTTTTGTTTCTTGATTATTAGGTAGTTCTATTTGATTATAATAATTATAATTTTCAACATCATAACTTGCAAAAAGTAATTCACCTCTTTTAATCCTTTTATTGATATTGTAAATAAATAATTCATCAGTATCTTCAATATAATTCATATATCTAACTTGATATCTTTTATCAATTAGTTCTTTCATCTTTATTAATTTACCTCTTTCAAGCAGCATACCATTATATTTTTTTTCCCTGCACTTTATTTCAATCGCAAATTTTTCTTTATGTTGAAAATAAAGATCAATCGGATCATAATTACCACTATTTATTGTGTAATTATTAATTTTGAATAATGAACAAAATGAATTTGCAATTGCAGCTTCATTTATCTCCATTTGAGTTATTGTTTTTGATTCCATAGTTTTTTTATTTATTTATAATATATAATTTAATTATAAATACTTGGAGAAAATAAAAAATCACACTTTTGATAAAAAAAAATGAAAATATTTTTTAATATAAAATAAATATATACTAGTATTGTATATATTTATAATTAATAAATAATCAAAATCAATAAATTATGAAAAAGCTATTAAAAGAAATTATTGAAACAATCAATGAAGGTGTTTATTTTGTTGATGATAAAGGCAATAAAATAGAGCCTGTAGAAGCAGCAAAGAAAGGTATAATGATCAAACCTATTGATTCAAGATTAAACGCAATAGAAGCCCTTAAAGAAGTTGGTATTGATATCAATGATAAGGAGCTTATTAAAGATTTATTTAAGGTGATTGGTTTATTGTCAAACGAAAAATCTATAAAGCTTGAAAAATCATCAAAAAGAAAAACATATAAACCAAGTGAAATTAAAGAGCATATTGATAAATATGAATCATCTGGTATGAGTAAAGCACAATATGCAAGGGAAAATGATTTAAATTACCAAACTTTTAATAGGTGGTTTAATTAAAACTCAGTACACATATAACAATTAAAGGGTATCAAGATTTGATACTCTTTTTTTTTGTCAAATGGAAACTCAAAATATACTTTCCAGTTCCGTACACATATAACAGTTAAACACATAACTCAATACACATATAACAAATAATACTAACTCAATACACATATAACAGTTAGTAAAAAGTTAGTGCCTAATAATAAAACTCAATACACATATAACAGTTATTATAAACTCAATACACATAAGGTATATATATCATATTATTATTTTTTCTACTGTATATTATTATTTAATTATAGTATTTAATAAATATAAATAATTGTAAAATAAATATAATAATATTTGTGTTATATTTATCTATATATTACATTTGTAATATTATTATACTGATATAGTAAAAATTAACAATTAATTAACATTGAAAGTTAGATTTTACTTTTTTCAATAGTATTTATAATAAAGTAATTGATAAATGATTAATTACTTTTAATTGATAATTTACATTTAGTGGTTTGGATGTTTAATTATAGTAGTAGGTATTTAGCTAGTACCTACTACTTTTCTAATCTACTGAAAAATTATCAAATAAATTAAAATTATTCCAAACCTAAAAAACAATGTCAAATGTCAAATTTTATTCCCCTGCATCACCTGAAGAATTAACTCAAAGATTACTTGAAATAGGTGTAAGCCAAAAACACATTAATAACCATCTTCCTAAATATTTTTGGTTAATCAATAAAATCTATATTCACCCAACTATCAATAAGCACGAAGTTGAATGTAGATTAAGCAAAGAACTTTTAAGCAATATTATTGGTGTTAATTATTATTCTAAAATCATCAATAACCTTATTAATCTTGGTATTATAATTAAATCTAGTAATTATAGTAATTACGATGATAATAAAAGAAGTAATGGTTATAGTCTAATTGATAAATCAAATATAAAACAATATACTTTTACAGATTCTTCAAGATTTATAAAAAAATTGACTCAAAGTAAAATAACTAGAGTTAATAAAGATACTTTGACTTTATCTAGGTTATATAGAGCTATGAGCAATCTTCAGTATAATCATATTAATCAAGATGATTTAAATCAAAATGATAAACTTTTTCTCAATCAACTAATTGATAATCCTTTTCAAAAAGTAGGACAAAAAGGTAAAAGGGTATATAATAATTTCTGTAATTTACCCAAAGAACTTAGAGAAAAATTAAAACTTAAAGATGAAAATCTTGCTTTTGTTGATATTGTAAATTCACAAATGATTTTTTTGGCTGAGGTAATCAAAAAGTATATAATCAATAATAATATTCAAATTGATAAATATACTTCCAGATTTTTTAAACTAATTGAAGATGGTAAGTTATATGATGCTTTTGCACATTGGTTACAATGTGATAGAAAAGTTGCAAAAAATAAAGTATTTATCATCATATTCGATAATAATAAAAATAATAAAATTAATCAATTATTTGAAAGTAAATTTCCTGTTGTATACAGTGTAATCAAAAAACTAAAAGAGAATGATTATAAAGCATTAGCACATTCAATGCAGCAGGAAGAAGCAGATGTTATTTTTTCTGCATTAGATTCAATTGAATATACTACTGATGTGCTTACTATTCACGATTCATTATATACCAATCAAAGTAATTTACCTATAATCAAAGAAGCATTAATAAAAGCATTCAATCAAAGAGGTATAACAGCAACAATTAATGTAAATGATGAATATACAATAAATACTAATCAATCTAATCCAATAGAAGCTATTTTAAGCCCTTCTGAGCCGTCCATTATTAAAGTGGATGCAGAACCTGTTAAAGAAGAAATAATTGAACAGGACAGAGAAAATGATGGTACAGAAGAAAATAAAATATATAATTATATAGAGAAGATAAAACAAGATAGGTTAATTGAGAATAGAAATTACACTACTAAAGAAGAAATAAAAGAATTATCGAATATAATTAACTTCTGGAATATAAAAGATTATTCTTTTATTGTGAATTGCTTTGAATCTATAGATGATATATATATTGATTTTTTTAATTGTAAAATAATGTCAAGGTGCTATCTTGGTCATAAAGGTAAAGTTATTAACCTGAAGATGTTAATAGATAAAGATGAAGCTACTATAACTGTTAATAGACTTATTAAACTAAATATTGAAAAATACAAAAAAATGTATAATATAACAGTACCTGAAGAATATAAAAGTGAATATATAAATAAGTTAATTGATTTAATATTCATTTAATTAAGTTACTTTACTTATATAAATAAATATTTAGTTTTGTTTGCTTGGTATATATAATATGTTGTATTTTTGTATCCGTATGATATATAATGCATTATATACTTAACTATTATATAATGCATTATATTTAATTCAAAATAAAGAGAAATGATAAACGGTAAAAAAAAGGGTAATAGATATGAAGTTCAAATTGCAAATGAACTTACTGATATAACAGGGAAAAAACATTATACAAATCGGTTTATAAATAAGCTTGCAGATAATAATAAAGTAGATATATCATCAACTCTTAATGATGGTACTCCAGTCAATATACAATGTAAATCAACAACCAATAATGTTAATTATAGTAAATTGATTAAAGAGATTGATTTATTAAATAATGAAGGTATAAATATAATCTTCAGTAAAGTCACTAATAAAGGTGAATATTGTATATTGAAAAAGCAGGATTTATATAGTTTATTGTATAATGATATAATAGATAAAACCTATCAAGATAATACTGTTATAGAAAAATAATATTAAAAATTTTGGTGTTATAGTAAATTTAAAAAAAAAGTAAAGTATTTATATTAAACAAAAACAGATTATTAAAGAAAGAAATAAATTATAAATAATAAAAAAAAGTATGGAACAGAAATTTATTAATATTGAACAACCAAAAAAAATTAAATTATTAAGTGATAAAAACTTAGATTATTTAATTAATTCAAAAGATAATCAATTAACTGATAATGAAATGAAATTAGTTATTGATATTATTGGTGAAGATACATATAAAGTATTGATGCAAAAGCAATCAATTTTTTTTAAAACTATTCATATAAATAGTCAAAATGAATATTTTGTTTATCATTTAGGTGAAGATTGTAAATTTGTCTCTTATATTCAAGATATTAAATATAATAATATACTTGGTTTAATAAGTGAAAATATTTTAGAATCTGGTTTTTAAACTATTGATTGAAACAAGTCAAAATAATATATAGAAGATTATTATTAACAATTTAAACAAAAACAGAATATGAAAAACTATAAAATATTCTATCTCTTATTACTAATTTTATTTTCCTTTCAATCTTGTATTGAAGATAATAGAATAACTGAAAACTGTAATGAAGCATATATAACATATGTTGATTTATATGAAAATAATGATATGTTTATTCCTATTAATAAAGTAGATTTAATTAATAATTTCTTAATTGAGGTTGAAAAGAATAATTTTCAAAAAACAAAAAAAGATTTAGAATATTATTATTTATCATTGATAATTGATTATCAAATTAATAATGGTTTAATCCCTGATAATTTAAGTACATCACAGTATCATAGTATTTATAAAGAATTTAAATTTAGTGGTAGTCAAAACCCATTTAATTATTTTTCAAAATTGATACCTTATTATCATATTATTCAAGATTGTATTGAAACTAATAAGCATTATGATGATCCTAGTGATCCATTTAATAAACATCAAGTATATTTAAATGCTAAGGCTAAAATCTAATTCCATAATTTTTTTGTTTTAACCCTGTTATTTATGATAGCAGGGTTTTTTTATTTATTGTTGTTATTACAGGTTTAAATATTACAGGTTTTATTACACCTATTTCAAAAAACCTTGTTTATATGCTTAAAATGCGATAAAAAATATATGGGATACAAAGGTAGGAAAATATTCCGTTAAGGTGCGGAAGTGATGAAAAATTGGAGAAGAAAATTGGGCTATCATCCAAAAAATATAAAATGAAGTTGAATTGGATTTAAGGTCAATCGATTATCAAACCTGATGTCTGAGCTTGAAAACCACCCATTCCGATTTGTGTATCAAAAATGTTCACTTGTGACTCACCTTTGATTTTATCGTTGGCATATACCTTAAGTGTTACTATACCATTTACTGTTCTCGTTGTTCCGTTTGCTGTAAAGGAAAATTCAAAAGGGCGATCGGTGGAGCTTACGTTTATAATTTTACTCCAAGTATTTGAATTAGAATGTATTTGTTCGAAAATTGTTTCTCCTTTTTCGTTAGTGTAAGAAACAGTAATAGATGGAGTATTCCCAGCAGGTATAAGGAAAAAACTATTGGTGCTGATTTCATACTTTAATTTTAGACTTGGATTAATATCATTTTTTTCTCCACATGATGAAAACAAAAACAATAGTAGAAGAACAGGGATAAAGTAGATTTTTGTCAT